TCATCCCGTTCCCTCTTTTCCCTCATAAACTCCAAATAATGCTCCCTGATTCTCCATGCCATTTTCGGACCGATCCCCTCGATCTCCTCTAACCGCCCTAGCCATTCCATCATGATTTCTGTGTCTTGTTTCATTTGCTGCTTGGCACCTGCTGCAAATCCCTTGTTCCAAGCTGCCATAACCTCTGTATGAAAGGGAGAAGAAATTTTCTCCCTCTCACGTTTGATTTTTCGAAGTGATTTGCCCATGAGATCACCTTCATCGTTCGGATTATTTTCGTATCGAATACTGACACTCTGTTGCCAAAACATATCTTCCATCTGCGAGTTGGATTATTGTTAATCCTGGCTCTTCTCTATCGTCACGAACGATCATTCCGTTAATAGTTTTACTTGTATCATAGTTAAAACAAACTTCTACAAATGATCCTAAGTTTCTTCCTTGTTTTGGGAATTTATCATAACCAACATTCCGATGAACACCCATTCATTTACTCTCCTTCTACGAACTGCGAATTAATTTACAGCGAACCATCTTCATATTCAGATTCATAACCACATCTAGGACAAATTGTAATTCCATAAAACCGATAGTCTGTACCATCCGGTGTACCTACTGACCATGTTTTTAATAGCTTAAAATGTTGACCTGTATCATCCATTGATAAATTTACTGGGTCTCCGGATTTAGAACCGCAATGGTAACATTGTCCTCCACTAATAGCAAAACCTGCTGTTGTTTCACCTATTCTATGAATTATTTTTGCGGGCAATGGGTAAGTTTGTCTCCATCCGTTTGACCATTTACAAAAAGGTCTCCATGCCTCGTAATACAACCATTTGAAGAATTTAAATATCGTTTTATACAGTAGCCACCAATGAAGGTTTGGTAGTCTCCATTTATCAAAATCCTTTTTTGGAACTAAACGCAAACTTGTATTAATTATCATTTTCCAGAAGAACCAACGTATAGGACGAATAATAATCCAACCGTATATTTTGAATAGCATTTTTATCAATTTCATATTCCCTCCAGTCACACAGTTTCGTTCAACCCCGAATCTTTGGGATCTTGCTACCCCCCAAATGCTTACATTCATATCCCATTCGACTACAACACTTCTTGAACAAGCGACAGCGTGTCATGCACGCCATCAGCTTGTCCTCACGAATCATCCACTTCGGCCGGTCGTCTGCGATCAAGACGTTTTGCATTTCTCAATCACCCCTAAATAATCTAGTAAAATACCATTTTTCGATTTCACCAATTCGCAGTTCATGATAAACCACTCATACGGAACACTCTTTCTGCCGCCCTCATTTGCCTTTCTAAGCCATTTTTCTAACTCTGAAAGGGAAAGTATATAGACTTCATTTTTTTTCGCAAATTCGACGAGTATGAAGCTGATACCGCCATTGTCTTGCCAGCGTTTCAAAAACTTGAATTGATGATCTTCTATGTTTGATAGTGGAAAACGAGTACGTTCTCTAGTGCTCTTTGCATCAAATGCGATTGCCCGACCGTTGTATATACCAATAAAATCCACCGTTGATTTCTTTTCTGGAAAAGCACTAACGATCTGTTTGCCTTTTCGGATAACTTTCCAAGGTGTTGCGACTTTTTGTATTGTAGCGATTCCCTTCATGTAATATTGCAGATTCGTACGCTCAATCAGATGTTCAAAGCTCATGCCGCGGTTTGCATAGCTGACTGCCATCCAATCACCTCAATAGTTTGAATCTTGCCTTCTATGATTCTCGGTATTCTTTTCCATGTATGCCGCCTCGATCTGTTCCCAAGTGAAGCCAAACGTAAGTCCTAAACTTAAGAAAATAGTTAGTAGACTTATATAATCGTATTTTTCACGAAATTTTAATTCACATGAGTACCTATTCAAAACGATAAATGTATCGACAACATCGCATGAAACTTCTTTAGCATTAAACAAAATATCTTCAATTTCACTATCTGTTAATTCTCCAATAATGTCATTCCCAATCGACAAGATGAAGTGAAGCGCGTCTGCGAATTCTTCAAGGAGTGGGTTTTTGTAGCCTAAAGTCCCCGTTCCCCCGCAATCCTCACAATTAATGACTTCGTGCGTGTAACCACCTTCGAGATCGTCAATATAACTATCATAATTTTCATCGCCAGTTCCGTTACAAGTCGGGCATATATATTCAATTTTTGTTCTCGGCTCTTGGTCATGGCTCCAATATTTGAAAAATCTAGCCTCATTCGCCAACTCCCCAATCTCCACCATCAACGCAAGGATTTTCTTTGCAAGCCTATCTTCGCCTTCTTGTCTTGGATGTTCTTGTTCTATTCGTTCATCCAGTTTTGCTTGTAATTCGAATAAGTGACTTAAGTTCATTTTGATTCCTCCAAAACTTGTTTTGCTGTTTTTCCGTTATCACGCAATATTGGTTCATAATCATCTAAAGTCGCTCCATGATAGACCAACCATTTTCATATAACAATCCTCATCACAGGTACGAAATGTCGTATGATATTCGTCAGTTTTGTCTAACTCTGTTCCGCAATACTCGCATACAAATTCTTCACGCTCTTTATCATCCAATACAAACTCTCTGCACTCTTTATCACTCATTCTCTTTCCCCTCCAATGCATTTTCGAGTAAAGCCTGCACCTGTGAACGTGTTCCTGGGCCGCCGCGTTTTAGAGTATCAAGCGTTTCTTTGATGGTGTTTTCAAGAAGTTCTACCTTCTCCGCTTGCTTGATAAGCCAATCAAATACTTTTGAACGTTTATGATATAATTCATCATCAGTATCAGTAATTAATTTCCGTATATGCTCTTGCCATTCAAGTGCTTCTTTCAGCATTCCTTGTTCAGTCATGTTTTTCACCCTCCAATGCTTTTCGTGCTTTATAAATTAATTCATTAGCTTCTAAATCACAAAAATAACTTTCGGTAAACAATTCATGTCTAGCAATTTGCTTTAATACTTTTTCATACCGTTCAACCTTTTCTGCCTGTTGGATTAACCAATCAGCATTTTCTTTTGGCATCGATACCCAAGGTGTACCAAAAGTTGTATGAATCCCTACTAAGTATCTGCTTTTTATCTCTTCCAACCATTCACTCATTTTTCTTCCTCCCAACCTAATGCTTGTCGTGCGGTTTTACCGTTATCTTGTAAAATCGGTTCATAATCATCTTCAAATCGCACACAATAGTTTTCTTCATCTGCATAAAACTCCAATGCCTGTTTGTAGCGTTTGTTTTGTTGCTGTTCGCTATATAATTGCCTATCCATGTCCTCTAAAATCTGTTCGATCTTTTGTACTCGTTCAGCTTGTTGGATAAGCCAATCTACATCAGCTGGATGAATTTGATACATAGTTAGTTTTTTGTCCATATTCTTCAATTGTCGTTCGTGATGACGTCTAATTTGTTTAAGTTCACTCATTCCGCCGCCCCCTAAAATAGCATTCCGATCAAAAATCCCAAGATAAATCCTACCGACATTGTTAATACAGAAAATACCGCATAAGTCATAGTGTATTCTTTCATGATTGCACCGCCTTTTCTTTTGTGAGCAGGTACCGCAACGTATAGTAGTCTAAATCATAGACAGCTTGTCCTTGATATTCATGAACTCCTAGATCAATTAGCTGTCTAATAACAATTTGTCGCTTCAATTCCTGGCTAAAGCTGATCGTTTCAATCCTCAATCTTTGACATCTCCTTCCCGATCTTGATTCGCTCCGATATATACATGTGTTCCAACTCACCTAAAGTCAATTCGTACAGCTGCCGGCCATCTTTCGATTCATACACCTCATGATTGATCAGCCAATCAATTAGAAACTTCTTTCGCTTCTCTACAGCTTCTTTCAAAACTGCCATGCTGCGCCTCCTTTCTTTTCGTTAGTTCCATGAACCATCCGCGATCCTTTGTGTCTAGTGATAAGTCAATCAATATGTTCAAATCATCGTCACTAATAGATTGATCAAGTTTTTCAACACGATAAGATTCAAACATGCCGAGATTGTTTCGATATCCATAGAAATATCTTTCATCGCTATTAATAAATTCCGTGTAAATCTTTCTTAGATAAACATTTTCAGATTCCGAAATATAATCAACGTACCCATAAACATAACGTTCATTGACCTTCACTCTCACCCAATCCCCGACATTGATCACCTACTACACCTCCTAAATCCTCCCTCTTCTCCCTCGGCAAATCGCTAATATCGCCACTTCGTCTGGATCACG